CTCCCCTGGCACACTAAGACGCCCGTGAGCCGTGCGCCGGGCCTCTGAAGTGGTTGGTCGTAGCGTATACGCGCATCCAGAAGCGAGGAGGGGGGGGGGGCCCCCCCTCCGTTTCGGTACAGCCTGATAGGGTGCCGGCCAGGGCCCGCTGGGAAGCTGGTAGCACATGGTACATGCCAGTTGCTTCTTCAAACCGTAACACTAAGAAACGTGCCCGCCCCTTGGGGCGTGTTGTTGGCGGCGTTTACGTTGTCAACACGAAGAAATCTTCCGAGGCGGGAAGGCCTAACCGCAGACCTCAAAGAGATGCGAGGAAGCGGAAGGGAAACTGGGGTCACGCCTACAAGCCCATTCCAGGCGTGGACCCTCTGTCTCGGGTGGTGGGGAGAACTGTCTTCCCAAGCGATCACTGGGCCCCCGGGGACCCGAGGTGGAGATCTCGGAACCTGGGGCATCTCATTGATACGCCTCTGGGATGGGTAGCCGACATAGGCGGCGCCATCCCCCTTGTGGGACCGGTCGTAGGGCCGGTTTGCAGGGGGGTTTGCAAGGCCGTGAGGGCTGCCGAGGACGGCATCAACTGGGGATCGAGTTGGGTCGGCCTCACGTTCTTCATCATAATGTTGTTGGGATTCTGCACGACCCCTGCGGAGTCCGTGCCAGCAATTAGGTTTAAGGCAGAGCAGGAGCACACCTGGTATGCTCTCACTAATTGCTGTCCCCCTGAGTCAGTAAGATACTGCACGTTCCACACCTGCCTGCATGACTCTGGTTGTGCAATTTGTGAGCGAGCTGGTGATGGGAATGTAACGTGCTGGATCCCTGACGGAGTCTTCTCCTCGCACCCGCCAGGGTATGAGGGGGTGGATCCGTGGCTGGCAAATCACATCGAGTATGTCAGCGCTGCAGTCCTGTTGTGTGATTGGTTGGAGGTTGGGGAGATCTGCTCTATGACCGTCTGGGCTGTGGACTGGTCTCTAGGGCATATGTATCACCATATTGATTTGACCCAAAACGCCACTTGTTGGCTTTCCAAACCAACTGGGATTGATCCAGGGATCGTGTCTTGGCTCGGGTGGGTGAAGAGTGAGTTAGGATTGATTGCTTATTTTATTGGCTGGCTATCTAAGCTTCCTGTTGCTGTGGTGCACTTAGTTGTTAATATGCATTACTTCACTCTAGCATCTTTCCTTTACTACTTTTCTCAGGGCAAACCTGTCAAGGTTGCCCTAGTTTTCTTTGTGTATGTGGAGGCGGCGGCGGCCATGCCAGTCAACTGTTCTTGGTTCGCCACTCAGAACGAGCTGGACCTTTGGTGCTCTCCACTGGTACAGCCGTGCAGGTGTTCCCATCTAAACCTGGCTGAGAACGTCTCCGAGGCTGTTTGCTTTAATCCTTTTTCTGTTCCCACAAAAATCATTGGCTCTTATGTTGAGTTGCCCCCGAAGGCTTGGGGGTGCGTCATCAAGTTCCATAACGGGTCAGCTAAGTGCTGCGCGGCCAGACGTGTGCCGGACTACTGCAAGGGGTGCTCTTCGGATTGCTCCTGGCAGGACCCCCGTCAGACGTTTGAAAACTGCGGCACGACTCCTTGGGTTTCCACCGTGCGCACTCCTGAAGGAGGCGTCTCCAAGGTGTTAGTGCTGGCCCACGACAACATCCCTACCATCCTAGGCGTGCCCTACTCTTGGCCATCGTATCAAACACAGTGGCCCGAGGCTAGGAACAGGTTGCTCTACCTGAAGTACAACAACAGTTGGAGTGATCTGGATCCTCACCCCCAACACTGGGGCAGAATCCCTGGGTGGCCCGAGTCCTACCGTAGCTGGTGGATTTGGGTCCCCAAGGGGTTGTACGCCGACACTAGGGACATGTCTACTGGACTTCTCACTAAGGACGCCAAATACCCCGAGTACCAACTAGTCATGTCGGCCACGGGCTCGCTGTCCCTGGCCTCCATCTCCACCACTATTGTGGTGGCCGCTATCATGGCTTTCCTGGGGGGGAGGTGGTCTCTGTTGCTCTTCTGCTTGGCCCAGATGTTAGAGGGAGCGTGGGGGTGGCCCGCCTCTCTGGTTGCTGCTATGACTGCCTCTACTTATGATGATTGGTTCTTTAGGATTGCTGTGTTTGTCTTGGTGTGGAAGTTAGAGGGAAGGCTTTGGTGGTGCTTGGCTCGCAGCTGGAAGGTGGTGTTTCTGCTCTCCGTGCTGGCACAGGTTCAGGGGGCGCAGGCAGCGTCCCTAGACACCGATGCAGTGTGGGGGATGGGAATTAGCCTACTGCTTTTCTTTTGCGTGGCCAGTCAGGTGGGGTTGCTTGCTCCTCTACTTCCTAGAATGGCTTTACTCAGGTCCTACCTACACACCAGGATCGAGGCGTGGGTTGAACACCACTCTGCCCGTCTCACTGAGTTCTTGCTGGTTTCTTGTTGGTTTTGGCCTGGGTTGTTGCTTGAGCTTTGTTGTTTGTTGCTGGTTGCATGGTTTTGCTTTATTGCTGTCTGCTCTGTAATTATTGCACTCCTTACTCCCACCACTTACCCGGCCGTCTGCAGGGCTCTTAACAGGGCTGCGAAGCTAGGCGGATGGTTGGGTGAGTTGACTCAAAAGCTTATTATATACTGTTGTGGGGAAAAAGGGACTTTCTTTTACCAGCACATGGGCCAGGAGTTGCCCATCACTCCTGAGGTCAGGGCTAGCTTGGTCACTTCAGACCCGTACAGCGTCTTCCAGACTCAAGCTAGGGTCGTGGAGGACCGGGCCAGGAAACTGGCGTGCGGGGATGTTGTGGCTGGGCTTCCGGTCATGGCCAGGCTGGATGGGATGGTGATGGCCGGGTGCGTTCCCCTGCCCAAGGGTTGGGAGAGGAATGCGCCTATGTCCCTCGTCCGGGTGAGCTCTAGGGGGGAACTACGGTCCTGGGCCGTGTCTCTCCTTGGAGTCGACACCCGGTCGTGGGACGGCTCCATTTTCCAAGTGGGGACCGCCCTTCGGGGTTGGATGGGGTTTACCTGTGGAGGGTTGCTACATACTTGCCATCATGGAGCACGTGGGAGGAGGTTCGCGACTAGTCGTGGTCCCCTTCCCATGGTAGGGGGTGACGTGGAGCAGGACTATGTTACTTACCCGGCGCCAGCCGGGTCGGTGATGTTGGATGAGTGCACATGTGCCCCCCTCCATGCTTGGCTTCCCACCAGGATAGGGACCCTGGTACCAGTCACCAAGCACTGTGAGCCTGAGCTTTGGAACGTGGCCGCGCCTCTGCCCATCAACATTGCTAAGGGGTCTTCAGGGTCTCCTTTGCTTTGTGCGCAAGGCCACGTAATTGGTATGTTTGTTTCTGGGATGACGGCTCGAGGTGCTGTCTATAAGATCAGGGTGAAGCCCGTGCGGTCGGGAGCTTCCCTGGCTTCCACTAGACCGTCTACGGACATGGACGCACCTCCGACTGTTCCCAAAGATGAGCAAATAGTCAGGATGCTGGTGGCCCCGACCGGCTCCGGAAAATCAACCAGGCTCCCGGCTCACTACGTGAGAAATGGCTACTCCGTCTTGGTTCTCAACCCCAGTGTGGCCACAACTTTAAACTTCCCTGCCTACATGAAAGCTGAATACGGCTTGTCTCCAAACATCAGGAGCGGGGATGTGACCATCACCACTGGCAGTAAGCTGACCTATTCCACCTATGGGCGGTTCCTTGCCAGTGACATTTCCACTGTCACCCAGGATGTAATAATTTGTGATGAGTGCCACGCCACGGACCCCACCAGTGTATTGGGTATTGGGAGGATGCTGGAGGCCTGCCCCCAGCTGAAGGCTAAATTGGTAATCCTGGCAACGGCTACTCCACCAGGGAGTCCCGTCACCCCCCACCCAAACATTGAGGAAATTGAACTGGACAAAGAGGGAGAGATCCCCTTTCATGGCAAATCCCTGAGGATAGCACAACTGTCTTCGGGTCGACACCTGATTTTCCAAGCCTCCAAAGCACACTGTGACGCCTTGGCTAACGATCTAGCTCAGAGGGGTATAAAGGCTGTGGCCTATTACAGGGGCTTAGATGTCAGCGTTATTCCTGATAGCGGCGACGTGGTTGTAGTGGCCACTGACGCTCTAATGACGGGGTACACTGGCAATTTTGACTCTGTGACTGACTGCTGTCTTTCTGTTGAAGCTAGCGTTACTGTGGACATGGACCCAACATTTACCTGTCATGTGAGGACGTTACCATCTTCAAACGTGGTGAGAATGCAGCGGAGGGGCCGTACTGGCAGAGGTACTAAAGGAATTTACAGGTATGTCTCAAATAATGCAACAATGTCCGGTCGGGTGCCAGAAGCCACTATAGTGGAGGCATTCGACAGCGGAATTGCTTGGTTTGGTATGACTTCTCAGGAGGTTCTTTCAGCTTTGGACACCTATAAGCAAACCCCTGGATTGCCCTGTCCGGTGGGTAACTTGGTTGACTGGGCCGCAGTTTATTCTCAACTGACTTGGGTGTCACCCGGGTCTGTTAGCAGGGCCAAGAAGCAGGCAGACAACTATGCACTGCTCACTGCCGCCCAGATGGACTACTGCAAATCACACAGAGTTGATCCTCCTGATGACAACCCAAGGTGGCAAGGTTTGGTGAGGTACGGTGAGAAGCCCGTGGTCCTGTGGCATCTGGATGGACCCAACTCGGAAGCTCGGGCAGACCCTGAGTTTTGCGAGAAGATACGGGAGTGCTTCGCCGACCATGAGGCCGAGTACAGCGCTGGCGGGCTTGCCCTCGGCGTTGGGTTCGGAGTTGCCATGTCGGTGATTGCATTCGACCTGATGGGTAGCTTCTCCATCCGGCACGCGTGGAAGGTCACTAGGGGGTCCACCACCCTCGAAGACGCGGACATGCCTGCTTATCTCACAGACATGGGGGAGCTGGAAGAGTGCATGCAAACACCGTGGGACGTCATCATCCAAATTAAAGACCAAATTAGTGAGACCCTCAGTCCTGCTGTGTCTAAGGTCGTGGCTGCCCTCCAGGCTACCAACGGCCTTCCCCTCTCACCTGAGACTCAGGAGGTTCTGAATAAAACAATTGCTGACTGCTTGCCTGCCATTCTTTCTTCTGTGCAGTACGCCGCCGGCCTCCTCACAATCGGGGATAATCCCGTGCTGGCGTCTGCTATGGCTTATACATCTGGCTTGCTCTGTCCTCTTGACCTTGGTGCTAAGACCTTCCTTTCTTTACTGGGAGGAGCTTTTGCCGCCAGACTGGGAACCATGAAGGGAGCAATGATGTTCGTCGGGGCGGGACTACTGGGGGCTGCAACAGCTGCTACCTCCATGAGTGCCATCCTGGCGTCACTCCTCAGTGGCTACACATCAGCATCGGCTTGCGCCGTTGTTGTGTTCAAGCTGCTTTGTAGAGAGATGCCCACGCCCGTGGAATGGGCTGGGCTCCTAACTTGCTTCCTGAACCCTGGGGCTGCCATTGCCGGGGCGGCTGTCGCCGGCATGGCCTTCCATCTCACTACCCCGGGCCCAGATCACTGGCCCAACAGGCTGCTGGCCATGTTAACGCGTGGCAATGTGCTGCCTGACAGCTACTTCCTGCAGTCGAAAGATCTAAGGAAGGACCTGGCTGCTTTCTTTGCTAAGTCCACACTCTGGAGCCTGATCACGCGGCTCTCTGACTATCTAAACACTCCATCTGAGGCAGAATGCGACGGGATGACACCTCCCCGGGTCTTGCTGGCCACGTGGTGGCAGGCTGTGTGCAAGGTTCTTAGGGCCGCGTACGAGGCTTGCTGCGGCGTGGTCAGGAGGATCACTGACATTCCCGGAGTTCCTCTGTTCTCCTGTCAGCCGTGCTACAAGGGCCCTTGGTACGGCTCAGGGATGGTCACTGTGAAGTGCAAATGCGGCCAGGACAACTCCTGGTTTGTAGAGCACGGAGTGGCAACCCCTGTCGCTGTGTCGAGGAAGTGCAGGGCCTGGTGGGGAGGCGTTCCCATCAACAACACCTTGGTTGGGAACCCCAGACCTGCGCCCAGAGACTGGACTGAAGCCATTGTCTTGACTGGATTTAACAACTATCTCAAGTTCAGGAAAGAGAAGGACAAAGTGTGGCTTGTTGCTGTGAGTGACCCCACTGTCAAGGTACTGGCCTTCATCCCCAAAGTTGGGGGCTGTTCCGAGGTGGATGGGGTCAGGGTGGACCCGTGGTGTGGTGAGCCCAAAGCGACGTGGACTGGCGTGATCACCTTCGCCGGGGAGCGGAGGCCACTGCCTATCTGCGTATCGGACGAAATGGACGCCGAGAAGGTCGCAGCCAAGCCAGGTACCCAGAAGAGTATGCTGCAGCATCTGGAGACCCTCAAGCCAGAGGTATTACAGTCGCTAGCAGACATCTCTTACCAAATGAAGGACAATGAAAAAGCGCTCCGGGAGCTCAAAGAGGTCAAGTCTGAAGTTCCCGATGCAGTCAAGAGCGCTGTGGAGGCGATGAAGTCCACGGCAGATCTGCTTAAAGACATGGAGAAAGCCAACTCCATGGTCTCAGTGGATGAAGATTCGGACTCCACTACCTCATCTGTGCGTGAAGCTCTCCGCCAGATGGAGGAGAAGAAAATTTGCAAACCAGAGAGCCCAAAAGTCAGGAGGAGAAAGAAATCAAAATCATCAAAAGGTTCTGTGCCACCAAGTGTTGATTCGGTCAAAGAGGAGGACGAGCGAGAGCTCAGCCCCCCTCTCCCAAAACTACCAGATGAGTGGCTTCAGAACGAGGGGGTTAGGTGTTCCTATCGCGCTGTGACAGGGGCACCCTGGCCTTCCACCATTTCATACTCAGACATGCCTCCCTTGGAAGGGGAGGAGGTAGAAGAGGAGAAGGACGAGAGTTTGGCGCTAGTGCGCTATTCTCCACTCAACCCAGAAGCACCTCCCTTCGAACTGCCTTCGCTTAGCTGGGACCCAACCGGTGTTCCGGCTATAGAGGCACCCCCCCCTGCAGAGACGGACCAAGGAGTGGTGTCAGCTGAAGAGGAAGCTGAGGATGAGGGGTCTTGGGAGTCTTGTTCCGAGAAATCGGAGTCAAAAATGTCCAGGTCTTATGTGTGGACTGGGGCTCGAATACTGGCGGCTAAGGCGGTGGCTAAAGCAGCTTCCGCCACGGCTGTCATGACGCGTGGCCTCATGAAATATAGAAACCTGGTCTACTCCTCAGACCCTTCCATGGTGGTAGAGAGAGTTAAAAAGGTGACCATAACCAGGCATTCCATCACTCCTCCGGAGTACCTGGAGGCCGTAATCCAAGCCAGGAAGGCGGCCAGTCAAGTTTCGTGTGAAATGTGGACACCTGTGGAGGTGGGGCACCACACTCCCTCTAAATCGGCTAGGTCACAAATATCAGGATTGACAGCTGCCGACGTTAGATGTTGGTCCAGGAAGGCCCAGGTGGAAGTCAGGGCTGTACTGGATCAAATCGAGGAAGGCAGACTCAGCGGAGACTACGCTCAGGTCGTGGTCGTCCCCAAAATTGAAACTTTTGTCAAAACCCCAAAGAAACCAACAATGAAACCCCCAAGGCTAATTGCCTACCCACACTTGGAGGTCCGCGTAGCGGAGAAGATGTATCTGGGGGACGTGGCTCAGCGGGTCGCCAAAGCGGTGGTCGGCGAGGCCTACGGCTTCCAGTACTCTCCAAAGCAGCGCGTTGACTACCTACTGCGGGCATGGCGCTCCAAAGCAAGTCCCTTTGGATTTACTTTTGACACTCACTGTTTTGATAGCAATGTCACGCCCGACGACATCGCTACAGAAGCAAGCATTTTTACCTCAGCCCAGATGTCCGACAAACAACGTGACGGAATCAGGGTTCTCTCCAAGTGCTTGTATGAAACCTCAGATATGGTCAACATCAGAGGTGAAAAGGTGGGTGAGAGGTTTTGCAGGGCGTCGGGCACCTACACTACATCAGCAGGCAATACCATCACCTGCTTTCTCAAGGCTAAGGCAGCAGCAAAAATGGCCGGTATCAAGAGGGCTTCGTTCCTGATCCACGGGGACGATTGTCTTGTGATAGCCGAGTCCGACTCACCATCAGTGGACGCCAGGAAGGTTGGTAGGTTTGCAGCCGCTATGAAGGCCATGGGGTGTGTGCCGGGTGACATACCAGTCGCTCGGTACTCCCTTGAGCTTCTTGACACGTGCAGTAGCAACGTGAGCGTGGCAACCACCAAGTCATCACGCCCCTACTACTACCTAACGCGTGATCCCTCAATACCCTTAGCGCGAGCCAGCGCTGAGGGCCAGGGGTATAACACGTCTGGTTCGTGGGTGGGGTACCTGGTAGCCAACTACCCAGCCATCTGGAGTAGTCGGGTGTTGGGAGTACATCTGTGTGACATCCTGCTAAACACTGAAGACCTGCCAGAAACAATGGACTTTGACTGGTATGGTAACAAGTGGTCTGTTCCCCTGAATGATCTCCCTGAGATTATCGCAGCACTTCACGGGAAACAAGCCTTTGAGACTGTCACCTACTCGCCTTTCGAGGTGAGCAGGATTTCTGCTGCATTGCGAGACCTGGGCATGGGACCGCTCAGACATTGGAAGAGACGAGCACGCCAGGTCCGCGCGGAGTGCATGCGGAGAGGAGGAGCGTTGCGGAGGTTGGCTTCTCGCCTTCTGTGGTTCGCCGGGCGCGACACACCGCAGTTGGATGAGGACACCATTGCCCGCTACGCCTCCTTCAGGATCTTCGATGTTTACTCCGATCCAGAGAGCATCAAATTGCCCTCCAAGAGGGAAGTTTGGAGAAAGAGGGTGCTCAAAGCCATGTTAGTTATGGCTGGAGCCTTTGTTGCTCTTCTGTTACTTAAATTGGCAACTTAAGTTCATTAGGAACTTCCAAATTAACCAAATTGTCAGT